AGACCTATTTACGCCACAGATGTTTTCGTCAGATGGTCGATACACAGACCGCGTGAACAACGTTACTTCGCTTCTTGAACTTGTTCAGGAAATTCGCACCGTGCTGTTGATCGGCGGCGGATCTGCTGCGTTAGAAACGTACAGCACATCGGGATACACGCCGAACAGCGCGTTGTTACAGCGAATTGCCAATCACGATTGGCCGAACCAAGCGAGCATGGCGTTGTTCCTTGACACCGTTTTGTCGCTGTCGGGTTACGCATTGCTGTGGAATCCACAAGCGACTGCGCTGGAAGAAAAGTACACGCTCAAAAAGATCGACAACGATGGCACGTTGTTGGTTGGTTGGATGGCAGAAAACAAACGTGCGCTTGCATCGGGTCTTGAGCCACCTAGCCAGCCTGCCACGGCAGGAAGCGAACCGCTTTATAACTTGTGGGTTGGTACGGATGCGATGCAGTACAACCGATTCCCTTCGGGTATCGACGTTATCTATCCGTATCGCGCCTGTGAGGGTCAAACGCACTATCCAAACAACCGTGCGTTGCCACCCGCTACGGGTGTGCGCTTTCCTGAATACGCGGAAATCTCTAATAGTCGCCCTGTCGCAGCGGCTCGCGCTAGGCGTGACGAACTTGTGGGGATTGTCAACGAATCTCGCGCTCTACCAAAGGGCGCGGCTGTACCCCCAAGTTGGTCAACCACAGCATCAAGCGATCAAATTGCAAACAACGCAAAACTGCGTGTTGAAAGTAATTTCGGCAAGGTAGTTTGGGCTGGCTGGCCGTATCTGCCGCTTGGCGTGTACCGCATTTCCATGTTCCGATTCACCCTTGGTGAGCGAAACAAACAACTCGTTCCTATCACGATTACCGAATGCCGTGAGAACGATTGGTTGCTGGGGCCAAGCGGGTTGCTCCCTAATGACCCGAAGGAAATCATCATGGGTACGGGCATGGTGCAAGCCCGTCGCCTATCAAGCGGAACGGTGCATATCAATGTCGCAGAGCCGATGTGCAGGATGTTCCCTGCAAAAATCAATGGAGCAACGCGCTGCGCTGGATCGGGAAATGGGTATTGGCAATGGGAATACGATTGGGAAGAGGTCGAACCCGATCCAAATACCCCGTGTCCCGCAGGGGTAGATATTCCTCCGTTTGCGCGGTCAACTAGCGCAAGTGGTTTGAAGGCTCGCAATCTTTGCGAAGCCGCAAACGTGTACGTTTCTCCAGGAAATACCGCAAACGTCATTGCTCCAGGCGTTCGTCAATCGGATTATGACCCTGCGGAAGTTATCGTTGAAGCGTTGCCGATTATGAATGAAACGATTGTGATGATGTGCGAGCAGTTCCCAACAAACTCGTACCCCGTCAAATTCCCTCCCGATGCACGGGAATACTGGTTCTCAATGCCTGATGCCGTGAGGACTATTTGCCAACAGGTGTAAACAATGCCTACCGATAGATTTAGCATTATCTTCCCTCGCGGCGCAACGTATGAAGCGACATTCACGGTTGAAAACGTCGCTGACATTGGGTCGGCCACGGTGTGGCGTGTTCGGTGTGCAATGCCAAACGCTGCTCCATTCCTTGAAGCGACAACCACAAATGGGTTGATCGTTCCAACGACGAGCGCGAACAGCAAAACGCTGCGCGTTCCACCTACTACGACAGCAGCAATGCCGCTGGGAAATGGGCGATACGATTTTGAGGTTGAGTTTCCTGCTGGCGTGGTTCGCAGATACCTCGCGAATCAACCGCTGCAAGTGATTCCTGAAGTGGGGGATGTCTAATGCCTGACATCAATCTGTATGTTGAACCTACGGTCATCACTGTCAACGTAGGTGTAGGTGGTGGCGGCGGCGGCGGTCTTACTCCGTTGGATCCATCACCCGCTGGTTCCTACACACTTGCATCTCTTACGGTCGATGTGTTTGGACGAACTACGCAAGCAAGCAATACGACCGACGTAGCATCTGAAGTAACACAGCAACAAATTTTGAGTGACGTAATTGCGCTGGCGAATGCTTTGGACGCGATTGAGTTTGTCGGCGGTCTGACATTCGGGCCATGAAATGCTGATCAGCGTTGCATACAACCCCACCGTGCATGATCTTTGGTTGTACGAGGATCATGTGGTGTCGTGGACAAATCCCACACCAAGCAATTTGACGGTCAAGCGTCCATACGCGTGGAATCCCAATTCTCCGCTGTACGGCTATCGCAAGAGCATTCAAGCAATGCCAGCGGTGTATCGCATTATGACAACCAATTCGGGGGTGTTGTCCTACGGCGCAAATCTTGCCAGCAACCCCGTAAACCGTCCTGTTTTCTACAACTCCTACTGTCCGTGGAAGGCGTATTTCGTTTCAGAAACGCTAGGTCTGCAATCGGAGCATTGGCAAGTTTCAAACGTCTATCGCGATCCATCAGAGACATTCGCAAATCAATACGCGTCCGATGGTGTATTTGCAGCGACAATGCTGATTCGATACATCACGCATGACAATCAGGTTTTTGATTTGTCTCCAACAGAGATGATTTGGCCGTATAGCAATACCTCAATCGAATTTGGGGGCGTTCCCGTTTTCGGTTCATCAGGGGTTGGTCAAGCAGCGTTGGAGGATTGCGCGGCTGTGGAATGCCCCAACGGCATTCCTGTTCCGCCAATCAAAATGGCTGACGCTCGCACGGCGATCTATGGCAGCACCTGCTATTACCTCGACAGCAATTTCAAGATCGTGCCGATCCAATGGAAGTATTGCGCTCACTACACAAATGATTCAACGCAATACGTTGTATCCACGGGTGCTGAAGAACCGCCTGTAAATGCGTTTTTGCACGATTCAGGCAGTTGCATTTTCATTGAATTGCAACCCCCAACGAGTGCAGCAGCAGGGGATGGCATTCTTGCGATTGTCACAAGACCCGTGATCAATGCTGCGGATTTCATCAATAATCAGCGAACAACTATTGCGTTTATCCCTCCTGAAGATCACGCAACTTCGCAAGCGGTTCTATATCAGCAATCACTTGGAAACGAGTTTCCGATTGCCGTTCCGCAAGAGCGTCCTACCGATCAAGCATTAGCCTCGCAGACAACTGCGTTGCAAATCCTTTCCCTGATTTCTCCTCTTGTGGAGTCGCCATGACGTTACCCAATGTGAAAATTGTTCCAAGACGCTGGTATAGCATCGTCAATGCTGCGCCATATCCAAATTCTGCAATGGATGGCTGGGGTACGTTCGAGTCAGGTGAAATCATCACTGATGTCAAAACTGGTCGAATGTGGTTGTACGACGGGCGCGTGGAGCAGGTCAATCCAATTGCGTTTCATTTTCAGCACACGAATACAACGCCACTTACGACCGATGCTCATATTCGACCGTTGCTGTTAAATGAAAGCACACCCGCTTCAACGCAAGCAGCCGTAGAACTCAATGGGAACGTGGTGTTGTCTTCTTTACCAAGCATTTCATTGCTAGGGACTGACCAAGCAGGAAAACTTATTGAGGGGACACCGCCAACTGTCAACAATGTTTATTTGACAGCGTTAAATCCACATCCACAACCCAACATTCCGAAGGGCGCGGTAGTTCGAGTGACAGGAGCGCAGGGCGCAAAACCCACTGTGGGTCTTGCTCAAGCCAACGCGTACAACACAACCGATTCTATTGGGCTAGCAGCAGAGGAAATTTTGAGCGGCGCAGAGGGCTTGGTGCTGCTGCTTGGAACTCTCATTGACCTCGACACAACTGCGTACACCGAAGGTTTGCCTTTGTATCTATCGGCAACAACTGCTGGTGCTGTCACTAATATCGAGCCGACGAAACCAAACTGGCAAATGCAAATTGGGTTCTGCGTTCGATCGCACCCAAATAAGGGCGAAATTTTGGTGCGTCCAAATTTGGAATCCACCAAGACTGAATACATCAGCGACATGACCAGCGCAGGGGAGGCGTTGGCAAAACTTGCGCCGATGGCAGAGGGATCTGTGCTGGCGCGTCCGCAAGGCAGCGGCGCAGGTAATCCGTCAGCATTGAGCCTTGGTTACGCGTTGTTCGGAATAGGCTCATTGAGCGTTGGTTTGAGTCAGTTGAGCAGCGTGTTGGCATCAACTGTCACGATGACCAATGCAAATCAGTGGTACAACGGGCCATCCGTAACCCTAACCAATGGTACTTGGTTGGTACAGGCCAATCTCACTTTGCAAAAAGCAGCGTTGACAGGCACAAACCCGTTCGCAATCCGAATCACCAATACAACGACAACCTACGCGTCAGCGCAGATGGCGTGGACAACAACCGCGAGCGTACAGGGATCTTTGGATTGCTCATGTATCATTGTGATTACGGGTGGATCAACCGTCATCCACGCGCAAGCGGCTAGCGCGTACGCTGGCGGATCAATCGCAACTAGTATCAACCTAATTGCGGTAGGTTCAGCATCACAAATTTCTGCGGTGAGGATCGCATGACAGAGCAATCAAAGAACTCGCAACAACTGGTCGCCACTTGGGCTTCGTTTGTAGCCCTATGCGTTGGTATTAGCACAGTGCTGATTCAAATGGGTCGGCGTGACGCTCAACTGACTGCAACCACGGAACAAGTGCGCGAGTTGTCTAGCATCGTCGGAGAACTTGCGAAGGCGCAGATTGCATTCACATTGACCGACAAACAAACCGAAGAGCGTTTGCGCGAACTTACGAGCCGCCTAGAGCGGCTAGAAAGGCGTTGAAATGAAGTCTTGGAAAACCTCTGCCGCTGGTATCGGTGCAATTCTTGTTGCTGTCGGAAGCGCGATGACCGCGCATTTCGACGGCAATGCGCTTACAACCCCTGATTGGGGTGCAGTCATTGCTGCGGTGATTGCTGGCATCGGGTTGCTTGCTGCTCGCGACAACGGCGTGAGCAGTGAATCAGCGGGTGCGAAGTGATTCGATGCTGGGTTTCCTCACGCAGTTCCTTGTTGCGGTTCTCACGTGGATTGAGGAACGTGCGAAACGCGGCCACGTCGCCATTGACGCTGACCGCGACGATAGCGGGGTTCGCCGCGCTGGCGGTCGCATTAGCGAGTGGATGCGGAAGGACAGTGCTAGTAGCGCAGGGAAGCCCAATCCGAATCGGGCCGAAAACACAGGCACAGATATACACCCGTATAGACGGGGAGTGGGTTCTGTCACAAAACCAAGTGATGATTCCTGAAGGCTGGTACGTCGTGCCACCTGATTACGTCGATGAAAGCCCGTAACCAAATCCGTCCTGAACACGAGTACGATGGAGCGAATTGGCTAACGACAGGCCAAATCGCCACACGGTTAGGTGTCTCGTCGCGACTTGTGGCGAAATGGATAGACACGGGGAAACTCATTGGGTTTCGCTTGCCGTATTCAAAAGATCGTCGCGTTCACACGGACGTACTCGCAGAGTTTGAGGAAGCGCACGGGTTCAATCGTGCAAGAGGACGCAAGAACAAATGAGCGGCGTTACGACTGCGGCGTGTTGCTGTGATGACGGTATTCGGTACTACGCGCTCAAGTGTCCTGATTTGATGCCCGAATGCTGTCCGTACAACGACTGCGAAACCGCTCCCGATCGAATTGATTTCTGCGAGGCGTACCTAAAGTTTCTTGGTATTCCTACACCGCCTGACTTTGATAAGTGCTACATCTTTTCATACAAGTGTTGTTTCTACAATCTAGTTGGAACGGACGTTGGACCATGCCCAAACCCTTCTAGTCCGTGGCCTGTGAACGTAGGAACGCTAGTAGCAGTGTTTGATAGAAACGGCGGGTCATGTTGTCGGCCAAATCCGTATGACACAACGCTGATGCCGCCAGGAACAATGGCGAATGTCATCATTCCTGGATGCGGCCCTGTCGTTGTAAACCCTGATCCCGTTGAATTTCCGTGCGTCGAATTGATTGCGGATTGCTACACGCTCTGCGATCAGTACGGAACGGTCAAAGGTAGACCCAACAAAATTACCTCACAACTATCGTTGTGTGTGACCGTTCCAGGTGTCCCGCCGAATGTGCGTTGCGATCACGGGCCACCTGATCGTGTGGTGAAAGTCACGGTGGATTGCGAAACTTTTCTTGGCTATTGCGAGCCGTGCAAGTTCCTAAACGGCGTACCCGTTCCCGATCCTAGCGGCGGCTACGACTGTCTCCCAAGCCCGTTTTCCTGTGCGAATCAGGTTGAACAGGAATTCATTGTCAAAGCACAATGCCCTGATTGCTGGGCATTCGTATCCCTTGATTGTTGCGGCGGATCAGATCCATGCGCTGACGATCCATTAGCGTGTGAGAATGGCAACGTGTTGGATTACCTCAAGTCATACACGGTTACGACGTGCTATTTGGTTCAAAACTGCACTAACGTCGGTACGGAGTATCAGCAGGAAGATTTGTTGCGGCTGTGGTTCAACAAGTGCATCCCATTGTCTGAAGGCGTTGACCCAACTGATCCCGTCGCACTAGATACATGGGTGCGAACGCAATTCGTGACGTTCGGCGCGGGGTCTTACCCAACGTGCTGGGGGCCAATGTCAACGTACGACGTGAACATTTGCGGCCTACAGGTCAGAATGTTGTCAGGTAACGCAACGCGACTTGCGGAGAAGGTCAACAACCGTATTGGGGCCAGCGTTCAGGTTGAGGTTCTCAATTCACCGTGGCCTGATCTGTTTTGGTTCGGGAATCGGCAGGGCTGTGAGAAATGCGATTGGGAAGTTGCGAATCAGCGACCGCAATATCAAGAAGGAGATGAACTAGAAATTTCCTTTGTGCAATACATTCCTGCTACTGAACAGATTCAGGTGGTATTGCGCGGCGTAAGCAAGAAGAAATACGTTTGCTTTGAACAGCGTTTAGGGGTCATCACCGATCCGCAATACACGGTTGCTCCAAACTGCATATACAGTTTGGCTTTTGGTGTTCAGTTTCAAACGACCGTTAGCAAGATTTCAGCGGATCAAATTGGGTTCATTGATTGCTTGTCGATGCCTGAATACGCAAACGGTTCGCGGTACTCGTTTATGGAAACGGAGCAACCGCAAAGAGATATTGAGATTTGCGTTGCACCGAATGGTGCAATTCAGTTAGTGGAACAATGCCCTGCGCGTAGCGGATACCCGATGAGCGATGTCATTGTTCACGTCCCTCCTGCGCCGCCATACACCGTTCCAGGGTTTTATACGCTTTCAAATGGGATGAGCGGCTCGCTTTATGAATGCCGCTGCTTCCCGCTGCTGTATTCAGTCGCGCCGTGTTGCCCACCCGATTATCCCGATTGTTCGTTGTGGGATTTGGAGCATCCGACACCCATTCCATGCGTGTTGAATGCGTTTCAAAATCCTGCGATCTTCTGCCAAACTACAGCGCGTGACCTACGTTTGGATCCATGCGGATGAGCCATCTAACGAATGCCAGCATCACCGTTCGCGGTGTTTCCCTGCCTGTTGTCGATTGCCAGCATTGGGCAGTTCGAGTCGGCTCGCCTATGTGCCGTCAGGATTTAGATGTTGCAGGGTGCGCCGAATGCCCCTCGCGCTTGTCTCGAAACGGCGACTTTGCCAACCCGCCCCTGCTAGACGGCGGCGTTTCGCAGAAGGCAGGGGAATCCGCACCAAGGCGTAGCAACGCTTCACCCGCCCCTGCGCCCTCCGAACCCGCCAAAGGCGGCTGGCGCGGCCTAGGCGACGTTGTAGCGTCTGTGACCAGCGCAGTGGGTATCAAGCCTTGTGGCGGGTGTGGCAAACGCCGCGAAGCCTTGAACAAACTTGTGCCGTTTGGTAAGCCTGAACCGCCCCCGCAGGAATTGCTAGGCGATCCCAACGAATAAGCCTATTCCCAATTCCCTGCGTCATGGACGATGCAGGGGATTGTCTAAAAAAAACCACGCGCCGTTTGCACAGCGCGTAGTCGGGGGAAAAGATGCTCTGAAAGCGGCGCAGCGAGGAATGCGGAACTCGCTGCACCGCGAGGAGGTAGTGCAGGAAGCCTACGCTACCACGGTAGGAAAATCAACATCAGAATCACTACGAATCCGACACCAATGGCAAAGAAGAATTCGTTGTCAATTTCGTCGTTCACGCTGCACCCCCTGCTGCTGCTGCGAGTTCCTTGCACACGTCCATGACGAGAGTGTTGACGTTGACAAAGTGTTCCATGTGATGCAGCGGAATGTTGGCATCGGACATCATCACGTGCTGCGGCAGGAAGTGCATTTTGATAAACACGTTGCCATTCATGTAGCAACCCATGTTCCAGCGAATGAGTTGCTGTTCTGCACCAATGCGAGCGGTCACGTTGACGTGCAATGTTGGTGTGCCAACTTGCGACCACACAAGGTCAGTCACAGAGATTGTGACAGCCAGCGCGTCAGCGCGGTCTTGATAGGTCGCGAGAGCGTTGACAAGATCGGCGTGTGCTTGAGCGAATGACGGGGTGTTTGCGGTAGACATGGTTCTGATTCCTTCAGAAGTGCGTGAGCGGCAGACCGTTCTGCCACGCGGACTATACCCTGTATCGGCACAGGGGAATGTACATACGCTGCAAAAATCCCAAAATTCCCAAAAAAGCAAACGACCCCGTTGCACAAGGCTTCGGGGTCGCTACGCTTCCACCCGCGTCACGCTCTTCCGACAAGAACGGCGTGACGCAGACTCTTCAGGCGTGAGCAGCATACACGCAATACGGGGAAATTCAACGCGGTCAGGCCGCAATGCTGCACCCTCGCTACAGGGTCAGTATGTAGGCTTGGATGGGCGCGGCGGAAACGCCGCAGAAGTCGCGGGGATTGACCCTACCCCGTGCCAGCGTTCGCGCTGCGCTCTTGCATCGTAGAAGCGGTTGCCCAACGAAATGGTGAAAACGATGCCTATGGGAAACCTCGCTGCGGCTCCGTGCGGCTGACTTCTCAAAGATGGAACTTAAACTTCCACTTCCATGACCTTAAAAACTGGGGTCATGGTCTTCCTGCATTTCACCATGCAACTGGTTTGAAGCCCCGAAGGGGCAGCGAGTGCGCGGAGCGCAACTGTCTGAAATGAACGTCGCTGGACGATACCCCGCCCCCGCTGGGGCCATCAAAAGAGCCCAAAGCGGGGGGCGGGAAGTAATTGACAAACTTTCCAAAATGTTGCCAAACGTACTTGAACCCTGCACCGATAAAGGGTAAGGTGTCTTCGTTGGGAATGATCCCAACCACAATTCTGAAGGAGTCAGACATGGACAAGCACGAAATCGCGCAGTTGACCGACGAGCAAATTGAAACGCGTATTGATAATGAGTTGTATCAAGTTTGGTGTTTGGACAACGAACGCCCAACACAGCGAAACGTCGGGGAAACGTCGCAAGCAATGAATCGTTTGTCTCTTCTGCTTGATGAGTCAAACGCTCGCCGCAATCAAACAGAAATTGCTGGCAAGGCATTCGCGAAGTTGCTGGTAGAAATCAACCGTTCTATCTATCAGGTACAGAATTTGGGGACTACGGATAACTTCGTGACATCTCTTTCCGTTGAGAGTGCGTACAGCATTATCAACAGTCACTTCAACGTCACGTTCGGAAAGATTCACGCGCTGGCCGTGTTGCAGGGCTACCGTTGCAGCAAGCGTTCCGAATTGCTTCTTGAGCGTTTGTACGAAGCGCGGAATTCTGCGTTGAAGGCGCAAGCAGAAATTCGCGAAGCGCAAGCAACGGAAGGGGGTGCAGCGTGATTGATCACGAAGCCACCCAATTTGCTCTTGAAGCAAGCGACAAACTTGATCGGAAAATGTTCGTGCAAAACGCCATTGGCGCGGTGTGGGAGGACGTTGCAGAAGCCGATTGGTCAGGTTGGTATCCGCTTCTTTCCGTGCGCCGTGCAGAATTGCGCGTGATCGGTTTGATTGAGGCAGATCGCGAAAACCTCGCGGATCTCGTGCCTGTCGTGTACACCGATGGCATGGTTCTTGAATGCGCGGCTGGTGAGCAGATCGGGTTCATGCTTGCGAGCGACTACGCAAGGCTTTGCGCGGATCAAGAAGGGGGTGCAGCGTGAAAAGTAAACTTCGCCGCGAATACGTTGCCCGTCACATGATCGCGGGGCAATGCCGCCACAGCGTTGTACGCTCCACAATCAAGCAAGCGATTGAGGCTTTAGGGGAAGTCTCAAACGGAACGGTTGAGGTCTTCTATGTGGAATTTCAGTTGCATTCCGCTGGGAAATGGTGGACAGAAACCAAGCGCGTACGCGTGGAAGGGGGTGCAGCGTGAAACACGCCGATATTGACACCCTCTATCACAAAGCACTCATGCGTCTGTTTCGGTGCAAGAGTCGCGACGTATCCCGAAACGCTCTCCGAATTGCAGGATGGCATGGGAGGAGCGCAAAGCACCTGCGCTTCTGTGTTACGGCGAAAATCGCTGACATCGAAGCATTCGTGCGCCAGCACATTCAAATGTGGCGTTGTGAGGAATGCGGAATTCTCAAGCACGAATGCAACATGATTTCGGCTAGCGAAATCAGTTTGTGCAAGACCTGTGCGAATCAACGGATGGAGGAACGACAAATTGAATGCGAATGATCAAACGTGTGTCGTGGTGACGGTCAACGAAAACCGCGAACGGTTGGAATTCAAAACAACCGATGGCCCAATCACCGTAACCCTGACCCGCCGAACAAGTCACAAAACGCTCGCCGTGATTCACGCGCCGCGTTGCGTACGCATCGAACGCAGACCGCTGGAGGTAAAGCAAAATGATGCCTGAAACAAACCACGATTACGAGCGCACCATGTACCACGCTATCGCGTGGGCTTGCGCTGGCTGGTGTCTGTTTATCTTCGCTGTCGGATTCATCATCGGGAGGCTTGCGTAATGCAACACAGCATTCAACCTGTCACATTGTTCGATCTTGCTACGGCACAGGCAGAGCGGGATAAAGGCAAGGCAATCGCGGCAAACGCACGGCGCATTGTGCTTGAGCGAGCCAAGCAAATCGCCAGCACCCTCGCAGACCTGCACGGCAGCATCCACATCGACATGGTGATGCAGAAACTAGTGGAAGAGGGGTACACCCCTGAAACGCTAGGAAACGCAGCAGGGTCAGTGTTTAGGCCATCCAAGAATTCTGAATGGGTATGGACAGGCGAGGTGATTCAAAGCACCCGCGTTAGCCGTCACGCTGGCTGGGTACGCGTTTGGCGGAAGAAACAGAATTGCCAAACGGTGAAAGGCGAATAACAATACGCCATGCCAAATGACACCCCAAAACCACATCGAAAAAAAATCGCGCAGGAAATCGTCATGCAAATCCGACAGTTGCACAGCGAAGGAGTCAAGCAGCGCGAAATCGCTGCAAGGGTGCAGGTCAGTACCGCCGCTGTCTGTCGAATCCTCAAAAATCAACGGCACAAAACGCAATGAGTTTTTCGCGTTCGGCCACCCCCGCCCACAGGGCAGCAAGCGTCTAGTCAGACTGCGAAACGGGCGTACGGCAATGATTGATGCCAGCAAGGGGTTGAAAGAATGGCGAAATGCTGTGACTCGCGAAGCGCGGAAACATTGCGACCTACAGCCCGATGCAGATATCTACCTACGATTGATGTTCCTGTTTGCACGTCCGAAAAATCATTTCAACAAACGCGGAGTCAAACCAAACGCTCCGCTGCGACCAAGAAACGTGGACGTTGACAAACTTGCCCGTGCAGTCTGTGACGCTCTGACAGGCGTGGCATACAAGGATGACAGACAAATTTGCGTGTTGCTGGCGGAACGGCAATACACAGAAACAATGTGCGAAGAAGGCGTTTTCGTCGATGTTGTAAGCCTTGCGCCCTGCATGGACGTAGGGTAAGATTTACCTAGGAGGTCAGTATGCAAACGAGTCAAACTATCGGTGCGCTGGTGGCAGCGATTGCCAAAGCGCAGTTGGAAATTCGCAACCCAACGCTCGACAAGGTTCACCCGCATTTCAAGGGTTTCCGCTACGCGTCGTTGGGTTCACACATTGACGCGATCCGCGAAGCATTTGCCAAGCATGGGCTAATCGTTTCGCAGGGCATTGACAGCGACGATATGCGCGTCAGCGTCACAACCATGATTTCGCACACCAGCGGAGAATGGATGTCGAGCGCGGTAGGCATGACGCTGGCAGAGAAAGCGACAGCGCAAAACCTTGGTGCGTGTGTGACGTATCTCCGTCGCTACGCGCTCGCGTCTATGTGTCTCTTGACAGGCGACGATGACACCGATGCCGAAGAAGATCGGCAGTCCAAGGAACCGCCCCGTGCCACACCCGTCCGACGCGAAACGCGAGATGTGTTTGACCCCACACCCGTCAACGCGCCAGCGGGAACGTACGAAAAGCCCAAGCCAGCGTCACAACCCAAGCACAAGTGGCCGAAGGAAGGGTTGGACATCGTGCGACCCGTCAAGGTGGTCGAGCGCGAAAACAATCAATTTGCGGTGCTGTGCGCTCACGCTACCGCAGGGCAAGCATGGGTGTGCATCGACGCATCACGAATGAAGCCTGTGAGCGAAGGCGACAACGTGGAAATCGGTTGGTCAACGAACGCGGCTGGCGTGATCGTTGCTAATTCGGTTCGCGAGCCTGAAGCGTTTAGGGACGAATTCGGAAACCTTGAATTGCCAATCGGGAGAGTGCTATGACCGAACACGACATGGAAAGAAAGTTCTTTCTGTTGCGAAACTGGTTGCTGGATGTTCAAGACGCAGACAAAGACGCTGACCGCGAAGACGAACACGATTCGCACAACATTGGGTTGGCCGATCTCCATGCGATCAAGTATGTCTATTTCAATGTTCTCAAAGAACGCAACGCGCTTCGCGAGCAACTGAAACTTGCAAATGAGAACGTAAAAACCGTCACAGAAGAACGCGATGTGTACGTTCGGAAACTGCAAGCATTGGAAGCGCAATGCGCCGATTTGCACGTCAAATGTGCGGAGTTGACCGCCAACCAAGACGAGGCAAAACGCAACTGTTGCAGGGGGCAACAATGAAGATTGACATCCTTGATCGCCTACGCATTAGTTGGACATCGTTGACCAACGAGCAGAACGCGGAACGCGCAGAAGCCGCTGACGAGATTGAACGGCTCCGCACTCAATTAGAGATGTGGCAAGACGGGAACATCATGGCGGAATCACACCGCGACGAACTTGAAAAAAACACTGATGAGTTCCGCAAAACGCTTACCGAACTGCAAGAGCGCGTCAAAACGCTTACGGTCGAGCGCGACGATGCGCGGCGGTATATCTGCGGTTTGTCGTGGCAGGATTCGCGAGACATGGCAAAGCAACTTGGCTGGGACTGCTTCAAGGATCAGAACGAATGACCGTAGTTAAACCGAAGTTGGGACATCCGTGGAACGCAAGCATTTCGCGTGATGTTCATGTGACAAAACTCAATGCGGAGATTGCAAAGTTGCGCGAGCAACTGAAACACAAAAACGCAGAAGTCAAACGGCTTCGCACTGAACTTGAAAATCAACGGAGGCAATCGTGATCGAATTTTTTGGATGTATGGTGTTCTTGTGGGCATTGGCGATGCTTATAGGGGTTGTGATGGTCGAGTACCGATTGAGCAAAATGCAGCGCATGATGGAACGTCGCGAAAAACGCGACGATGCAAGGGGCTATCTGTGAGCAATCTGCAACGGCTACGCGAATCGCTTACGCATGGGTACGACATCTCACAAACACACGGGTTCATCGTCAACACTTACACGCTCTCACGCATCCAGCGCGATAGAATGTTGACCATACGAACGCTGTCTATCTGCGAACAAGCATTGCGGCAAATCGCAGAGATGAATGACGAACCCTATTCTCGCGATACAGCACGGGAAGCCATCCAACAAATTGAGAGAGGTACGAATGAGCCTGTACGAGATTCAGCATGAATTGATGGCGTTGCTAGATATGGCAACGGAAACCGACAAGAGCGCAGAACTTGAAGCGGCAATGCAAGAACACACAAACGCTCTCATTGAGGCGTTTGATGCCAAAGTCGATGACTACGCCGCGCTCATCCGAATGTGCGAAACCCGCGCTGAAAACCGTATGGCAGAAGTCGAGCGCATGAAAAAACTCGCAGAAGCCGACGATGCGCTGGCAACCAAACTGCGGCAAAACCTCATTGCAGCAATGCAACAAACCAAGCGCACCAAGGTTCAAACACCACGATTCGCGCTTTCCGTCGTTGCCAATGGGGGAAAAACGCCCGTCCAAATCACAGACGAAGACGCACTACCCGAAGAATTCAAGATCCCTGTCTACTCTGTCAAAATTGACAAAGAGGCAATCCGCACCGCGCTTGAAAACGGGGAACCCATCGACGGAGCAACCCTCCTACCACGCGGCGTTCGTCTGTCTCTCAAATAATAGGGACGCACCCTTTCCCTACTCTCCCGCTACGGTTGACGCTGTAGCAGGGGTTTCCGAATGAAAAACGTACGAATCAATACCCCGTCAGATTGGAAACGCGCAGTCAAATCAAGGCTGGTGGTAGAGGGAATTTCCCGATACCGATTTGTCCGCGATTGCGTAGATTCAGGAATTTGCGACCAGCACACCGCAGAATGTCTGCTGGCAGACGAAAACACCGTGACAGGCAAGCGATACCCTACGTTTGCTCGCGCCATTGACATGGCTAAACTTGCAGGGTACGACGTTGTGCTGGTTCCTAGAACGGGTCGCGCTAAACTCTAGCCATGAATGACATTACCCCACAGTCTGATCAGGGGGATATGGGGGAGTTGCCACTCGCACGGCAACGCTGGTATCAACGGCAGCACCTACGAGTGCTAGAAGCCGCTGTGTATCAGGGGTGGCAAGTTCCCGAAGCCGCATTTGCCACAATCCCGATTGACCTGCTGAACATCGTGCAAGATGACACAGCAAGCCATCGTGACCGCATACGCGCTATGGAAGCACTCGCACACCTTGCACAGCAACGCATGGACGCTGTGGTGTCCTATGACCGAATCAAGCGTTTAGACGCAGGAATGGCAACGGACAGACACGAAGTGTTGAACTCGTTGACAGACCAGCAGATTGCAGCGGTTGCCAAGTCGATTGACACACAATGCCAAAGCAAACCAGCAAAGCGTCAACCAGCAAAGCGCAAGCGTTGACAGCGGAAGCCGCTGTGCGCGAAGCGCAGCAAAACCCTGTTGCGTTTCTCGCGCTCGCGCTGGGGTTCGCTCCCTCCGATCTACAACGCGAACTGCTTCTACACGCTTTGCAACACGAAGAGTGGTACGCCGAACTACCCCGTGGTCACGCGAAAACGTCAACCCTCTGCTACCTGACTGCATGGTGGCTAGGCGTACGCCCTGACACCCGATTCAAGATTGTGAGTCAGAATGACGAGGCCGCTGGAGCGACCACGCGTTTCATCCGCGACATCGTGCGCGGCGCAGCGTTCAAGGCCACGTTTCCGCACGTTCAACTCAAGGCAGGGGAAGACACGATCACGTCGTGGAGCGTCAACGCCAAGGGATTGCTACCCCGTAGCAAGGATCCGTCTGTGCAGGGGTCAGGCGTGTTTGGCCGTACGGGTGGCCGTGCCGATGTGATTTGGTTCGATGACATATGCGACCTACGGAACTCCGTGCTGCAACCCACGCTACGCGGTCAGGTCAAGGAAGCCATTGCCAACATTTGGCTTCCGATGCTAGATCCAGCGGCGCAACACGCGAGCCGCGTTTGGAAGACGGCTACCCCGTTCCATACAGACGATGCCACAGCCGATTGGCGGCGGTTGCACGGTGGCAACGGGTCATTGCTGCGGCGACCGTGCCAAGGCGACTATAGCCCGTGGCCTGACGTGTTTACGCCTGAAATCCTTGCCGCACGGCGCAACGAAATGGGCGCAATGGCGTACGCCCGTGCGTACGAACTTGTTCCGCTCTCCAGCGACCTGCTGGTGTTCCGTCCTGAATGGTTCCAATACTACAAGCCCGACACCATTCCAGTGTCAACGCGCACGGTTGCGGCGGTGGATTGGGGATACGGGAAGAAGGCACAGGATCGCGACGATCCTGACTACAGCGTGTGCATCGTTGGAGAAATTGACAGCCAGCGGCGGTTGTATCTCACAGACATCCTGCGGGTACGCGAATCGTTCCCGACGTTCGCAAACATGGCAGCGGCGTTGCTGCACAGGCGTGGCGCGTCCGTGGTGCTGGCAGAGGCCAACGGGCCGCAGCGGGGTATCTTTGATCAATTCGCGCAGTTGACAAAACAACCAATGGTTGCTGTCGAGCGCACGACCGACAAGCACATGAGAGCGGCGGGTGTGCAACCGTTCGTGCAGGGTCTGAAACTGCATTTCCCCTGTGATTACGAAGGGCGCGTTACAGGTGCGTTCTCCCCTGTCGTTGACGAACTGCTCTCATTCCCTGCTGGCGCACACGATGACACCGTTGATTGCATTGTGGATTTGTGCGGCGAGGCCGTACGGGGTTCACTCTCGTCAGCAGATTTGAAAGTCAATCGAATTGACAAACCTGACGCTATCACCAAGATGTTTGGTGCAACAAAAGCGAAACGTCCGTTCTTCTCTTGATACGATGCACTCATGTGCAGCGGCAACCACACGCGATTTGGGCGCACCGAAACCAAGTACTTCGTGGGCGCAACGGAGATTCCGCAGAATCAACTGCGAGAAGTCTATAGCGTTGCTTTTGCACGTCTGTTCCCAAACAAGACTGAAGGATTTACCTTTCAGTCGGGCGCGAAAAAGGAAAAACTAGATGACCGCGCTTTTCAAACAGACGCGGAACTGCGAGCAATCTACACCGCACAGGCGAAGGATTATTTAGAATCGCCATCGTCGTTGGCAAAAAAACCACGCGAGGCAATCGCAGCAGCAGGTGGTGTAGATGCGTGGGTGAAACTCCAACTTGAAGAGTGGAAAACGTATTTGGATCGGGGGCAACCAAGATGGTTGGTGACATCGGCAAACCCACCACAAGCGATTGACCGCGTTATCAAGTGGGAGCAAAAAGAAAAGCAAACCATGTGCGGCGCAAAGTGTCGCGGGGCGCGTGGCCCAAACTGTGATTGCGTTTGCGAAGGCAAATTTCACGGCGTAGGTTCGGCTATGTCCCGCGCACGGTTTGCAAACTCATTTGTCGTGGAAAATTTGAAGGTGAAGAGCGGAGAAGACGAAGACAGCCGCAATTTTACGATGCGGTACAACGGCATTGAGTATTCAGGAAAACTGCGAAAGGGTTGGTCAAACCTTGGTGGATGGGGTTGGTACGCAAGCATTGAGGGACAACCTTCACCGCCGCAAATGATGGAAAAAACCATGCAAAAGGCGGTGCAATCTGCCGCATGGAGAATCAAGGCGCAAAGCAGCCGCGCACGGTTTGCTTCTTCTGATATCGACCTGCAACCTACCGCAGAGATGGCGGCAAACGCTGAACGCGGTCTGCGACTGCGCGAAGAACACGGGCGCGGCGGAACTGCCGTTGGCGTGGCTCGCGCTCGCGACATCAAGAACCGCGCAAACCTATCGCCTGAAACGGTGAAACGAATGCACTCGTTCTTCTCGCGTCACGAAGGAAACCAAGCGGGTGGTGAGGAAGACGCTGGGTATATCGCGTGGCTTCTGTGGGGTGGTGACGCTGGCAAGTCATGGTCAGCGCGGAAGGTCGAGCAAATCAACAAAACCGAATCTGCCCGTCAGGGCGTTGGGACATCTATGAACAAACACAACTTCGCGTTTGATCCATTCAATGCACCTGCGTTGCCAGCGAACTGGGACGGCAAGCGCATCACACTGAATGGCAAGCAATACAAAGTCATGCAAGGTGCGAGCGGATTTGATCTCTACCGCTTGGACACAGGAACAAAGGTCAAAACCATGAGCGAATCCGAACTCAAGGCAGCGTGGTCTAGCGGCAAGATCCGCGACATTTTCGCAAAGATTGACGGGTCTTTTAGTTCCATCAAGTTGAACGATCCTTACACCACGTCAGTCCCTCTGATTCTGAAGGACGGAACGCGAGTAAATGCCGTGCGCGTTGATGGCCGATGGTCAATCCCTTCGATTCCTGAAATCGCGCCGCGCCGCACCAGCATCTTCAATTTCGTTGAACGCATCAACAATGAAGGCTTTCGTCGCGCTGGCGCAAAGTCGGCGTTTGGACACGCATTGATTGGTTCCAAAGGAAACAAGCGCGTCTACCTTGGTGGCCCTGATGGAAACGGCAAGTTCAACGTCTTCTTGGTGCAAGTTGTCAACACAGGTGTTCCAAATGAGCAACCACAAGAGGATTTGATTGAATTGAAGTCATTCGCAACGGAATCGCGAGCGCGAAGTGCAGCACAAAAAATGTTGTCTTCCCGCGCTGGCGCAAAGTCGGCGTTTGGCACAGACACGCGCAGCGTCAACGCAACCGCGAAGCGATGGGTTGACATCCTTGGCCGTACGAAACCCGAAGCAGGATTTGAACAGTTTCACAATCGGTTGCGGACGGAATTGCAACAGGTTGTACGCGATACCCAAGAACTCATCAGCAACCCAAAGTTGGAAGACGATTTGGGAGGGTGGACGTTCCAAGACTTGAGCAAGATTGTTCGTCAGGTCATTGGCGGCGGGTCATCAACCCTACGCTACGCACAAACCCTGCTGGGAGATATGAACTTCTCCCGCGCTGGCGCGAAGGGGCGTTTCGCGCTCATTCCTCTTTCCAAGATGCGTGAAATCAAGAAGAAGTACGAAGAATACCTGCGTTGGGTTGCGCGTGATCCCGAAGCGAATGACTATGGAAAGCCTATGTCATTCAATCAGTTTGTAGACAACTGGACTGATTCACACGATCTAGGAAAGGCTGACCCGATGCACTACTCTCGCGCTGCAAAGAAGGCAAACATGGCAAAGTGGGAAACAAACCTCACCAAGAAAAACGGTCAATCCATTGAGGAACACACCGCAAAGATCGGGAGCAATCAATGGATGATTGAAGTTGCCGAATACGACAGCGGAGTGAACGCAAAACTCTATCTGTGGGATGACCTGCGTGGAATGCGCTACATCAAGTCGGGCAACCTGCAACAGTTGCGAAACCTTGCAGAAAGTAGTTCCCGCAGCGATGCAAAGGGCATGGCGAATCTTGAGCGACTTGCCAATTACTCCCGCGCTGGAGGAAAGGCAAAGTTTGGAATGAGCGTTTCGCTTGAAAGTCTAAATTGGCCTACCGACGAAGGAAAGATTCGTGTAACGAGCCGCATTGATGGCCGCACTGTCAAATTTTTTGAAGGCGACAATGGTGATGAACACCGTCTTGTGCGTTTGGCAATCGCTAGCCTTGGAGGAGATGAGCAAAACATTGAATTCAATCCTGCCGCGAAACGAGCCTTGAAGATGTCCCGCGCTGGCGCAAAGTCAGAGTTTGCTGCATGGAAGAAAACACACTCTGAAGGGTGGGGTGATCTTTCCGAAGGTTGGGAAGCAACGATCAACAACAATCATTGGTCAATCGTTGTCAATGCACAACAGCCAAACCAATCGGACTTGTTGCTTCGTGGTCGCGATGGATCACCGCGAATCGTCAAACAAGGCTCCGTTGACAGCCTGAAGCGATACGCAGAAACCGTAAAGATGTCTCGCGCTGGCGGCAAGTCCAAGTTCGCTGCGAACTTTGAACAAAACTTGATGTCGCTCACGCGGCGTTTCGGGTTCAAGCCTAGCAAGGTAGAAGTCAATACCCGTTTCGGCGTGGCAACGATTTACTTCAACAACCAAAAGGGAGAGGCCACAAGGCTGGTAAGCAAACTTGCTCCCGCAATGGCGCAAATGGGAATTCCCGCATCTGCAATCAAGGCGCGAGAGGTGCATTATCCTGCCGATGCCGATTTGGGCGACGATCAACCAATGGATTTGAGCATCGTCACGATTGATTTCAATGTGTTGGACAAGCACAACCCCAAGGCTTTTTCCCGCGCTGGCGAAGCGGAAGCGTTCGCAATCGGCGCAGATTCCCGTGAGAGCAACCCGCAGAACGACGAGCGGCTGATGGAACTTGCAACCAAGGTTGGCAAGGAACACACCGTCAACCTGTTTGCACGTTGGGCTGAAGGAAAGGCCACGATGGGAGTGTCGCGTGTAATTCCTACTTCCAAGGAATCCAGCGGTGGCGGAACTTGGACAACCAAATCGCAGCGATACGGAGCGAAAAAGGCAACTGTTTCCTTCTACAACAAGGGAGGATTGATCGGTTCTGTTTATCAGGATCCCGACAACCCATCCATGTTCAAGGCATTCGAGGAGCCAGCAGGGCGCGAAATCGCAAGCGGATCAGAAGCATTGTGCAAGAGTGCGGTTGAGCAACTTGCTAACTGATGCAATGTGCAATGGAAAGCAATCTGCACATGAACGAATATCCACCAACGCAATTTGTTGTGACGGGATATAGCACAGACGGGAAGCGTGTTTCGCAAGTGTTTGAAAAGCACAACATCGCGGACACCACAAACGCTTACGTCAATGCTTTGGATGCGTTCGGCAAGTTGCAGTACGGCACAATGTGGTTGGTGTCTACTTACAACGGCAAGCAACAAAAAAGCATTGTGCGACAAAAAACGCAAGATGGCAGGGTGAAAGTCAGGTAACGATAGCCATTGTTCATTGATGCAATGTGGATTGGGAAGCGTATCAATCACTGCTTGCGACTACTGCGAGACAATTCCGCAGATGGGGCCGCACCCAAATTGACGCTTGCGAACCGCATGACATTGCGATGGATTGCCTACTGCGAAGCAGCGGGTACGAGCATCGGGAAATCAAGTTTCGCATCGTCGATGCGCTGCGAGCGGAAACGAGCGAAGATAGGCGTAGGCGGCGAAAGCCGCCTACGCGCTTTTCAGAGGATTGGCCGTCTGCGAATTGGATTTTGGACGCGTGTGAAAACGAAACGCAGACACAAATCGTGACGCTGCTCCTACGCGGGTGGACGCGCAAGCAGGTCGCGACTGAATTAGGATTGACCAGCGTCGTGTTGTGTCGAGAGTTGCAACGCTTGCGAACGAGACTAGAAAATGGATGAACTACCCTCCAACAACCCGCTGACCAATGGCCTTCCAGTTGCAAAGCGACCCCGCAAGCCGCTGAAAGCACCCATTGATCGTGGCATAACGCAACCGCTTGCAACGGCGGTTGAGGTGCAGCGTTCGTTCTTCACGACCGCTGACAAACTGCTTCGGAACAGCAGTATCGCGTACCGCCTGAACCCGCAGTATCAGCAGATGATGCGAGCGGACGCAGACATTGAAGGCGTGTTGCGTTCTCTTCAGGTCACGCTTGCATCGTTGGAATGGGCAGTCACCTGCACTGATGAACAAGACGCTGCTGGGCAGGAATTAGCCACACAGATTTCCAAAATTTTCGAGGCAATGCCACGGCGGTCAGATTTCGTGCGTTCCATGCACGAAGCGGTGTGGTATGGCAACTCCGCTTGCAACATCGTCTACCAGCGTGACGAGCGCACCAAGATCGGTGTGAAAGAGTGGTATCCGTTCCACCCTGACACGCTCGCCTACGATCAGCGTGGGAATCTCGCCATTCGCGTCGGATCGCAGTACAGCGCGGACGGGCCATCATCCCAAAACATCGGATTCGACAGCCGCGTACACATCTTCAACGATATGGAGCGCAAAGCCGTCGTTCTGCATCGGGTGTTTATCAACGCGCCTGACTTCAACGACCCGAACGCAACCGAAAGCATCTATCGCGGCGTAGGAGCGCGAGATGTCTGTTGGTTCATGTGGCTGGCGAAGCAGGAAATCCTGCAAGATGCCATCACCTACGCAGAGCGGTACGCGATGGGTATCCGCGTAGGCTACTACCCGCTGGGTCAGGATGAAGGCCGCACGATGATGGAGAACGTGCTTGCCAATCTGACCAACGACAACAGCGTGTTGCTCCCTCAAAGCGGAACGGAGAAACTGTACGACATTGACATCAAGGAGCCGAACGCTGGCCGCGCACAAGTGTTCATGGAACTTGTCAACTGGTTCAGTGGCAAGATCAAGGAAGCAATCTTGGGTCAAAGCCTGTCATCCGAAACAGGTTCTACAGGCTTGGGATCGGGCGTTGCAAGCCTTCACGCTGATACGCTCTCGCGCATCATTAGGTATCACGCGGATGCGCTCGCAGACAGCCTGACGTGTGATTTCGTGCGCGTCGTTGCCAAAATGCTTGGCGCGTCAGACAAGCAATGCGGAATCCTGCGCTTTGAGTTTGCGCCCGAACGCCCTGATCCGAAAGAACGGCTAGATGCCATCAAAGCGTTCATTGAGATTGGTGGCAAGGTCGCAGAGCGCGAAGTCCGCGAGTTGCTTGGATTGTCTCAACCAAAGGAAGGCGAGCCTGTGCTGGGAGGCCAAGCGGCGCAACCCGCTGGTATGGCCGACACGGTTGCAGGATGGCTACAGGAAGGCAACGCCAGCGTTCCAGCGGAAGCCACGCCGCCAAGCGAGGGCGCACCAAAGGCATTCAGTAGGCGCACATGGTGGTAAACACCCCACAGACCGTCAGCAGGATCGTGTCCGATGGGCAACAGGCTTATCGGGATGCTGTCGCTGCACAGATTGAGGGAAAAAACCCCACAGAGTTTTGGGATCGTTGGGAAATTGACACCGCCGCGCTTCTGCTCATTTCATGGGCAGAGGGAGCAACCAACACGCTGCGACAAGCGGGTGTGCCGATGTCGGCCCCTGAACAGGTTCGGGTATCGCAGTTTGCCAAACTCGACTCTACCGTTCGCGTCGGAAACGTCGCACAAGAGGTAGCGTTTCGTTTCAAAGGTGGGCCAGCGCGGGAAGTAGTGGAACGCTATGTCAATCTGTTACCCCTGACCCGTGAACGCTGGGATGCGTTGGTGTCCTACGCGTTTCAGGCAGCGGGGGAAATGCGTGATGACGAATCTGCGAACGCGCTCGAACGGATTTTAGAACGCAGCCCGAAACTACGTGCTGTCGTGCAATCGACTCCGCAACCCGTCAAGCCTGACGCGCCTGACATGGTGAAAATCCGCCGTACCCCTGAAGTACAGGCAGCAGTACAGGGGTCATTCTTCGTAACGGGGATGACGCAGGAACAGGTTGAGGAAACCCGCGACTTGCTTGCCAAGACGGTTCGCGGCGACGTGACCATGAGCGTTGCGGGGAAGAAACTGGAAACGCTGGGGGTTGGCGATTTCGTTGAACAGGCCACGCTGCAAACAGGCACAGATTTGACACAGGCAAGGCTGGAAACGGTCTACCGCACGAATCTCAACCGCGCACAGACGCAAGGCCGTCTAGACATTTGCAGAGATTCGACCGTCAAAAAGTTCGTTCCGTTGCTCATGTTCCGTGCGACACGCGATAAGAGAACGAGAGAAACGCACAAGGCTATGGATGGCTTCGTGGCTACGACCGAACAAATTGACAGCATGGGTATCCCCGCTCCGCTGGGGTTCAACTGCCGTTGTTCGTGGTCGCCCGTTTCGATTGCCAAGGCATTCGCGAAGGGCTGGTGCGATGAAGACGGTAATCCAAACTATGACGCAATTCGCAGTCATAACGGCAACCGCCAACAACTGATTGACAAAGGCTTGGTTCCTGACAACGGATTTATTTCAGGCTGATAAGATGGAGACACAAATGGCACAGCCATCACACAAAATTTCAGAGAATGGCGACAAGGTTGTGATTCACGATCTTGAGGTGTTTTCTGCATATGACCCTGCGATTGACGGCGATCACGATGACGAATTGAAGACTTTCGACAACGATCGCGTTCAGGACATCGTGAACAGCACACAGCGGTATATGCAAAAGGGATCATTGCCGCGTCTTGTCGTGATGCACGAACGTGACGGTAATGAGCCGAAAGCGTCCGTTGGTCGATTCACGAAAATCAACTATCAGGAACGCAATGGTGTCGGATACATCGTTGGTGATTGCGAGGTTGAGCGCAGCGCGTTCGACAAATTGCTTGCAACCAACGCCTTCCCTCGACGTAGCGCAGAGATTTGGCAGGATCACAACCATCTGTCTGAAGTCGCGTTGCTAGGTCGCGAAACGCCACGCCGCCCATTACCTGATACACATTTCACCCGAAAAGGTGAGCGAGTCACGTTTTCCCGTCCACTCCGCTTCGATATGGGGACAGTCGGCGGCGGTCTTTCCACGTTTGTCCCTAGTACGAAGGACACTCACATGGCAGGTGATCAATCTGATCTGCGAGATGAGATGTCATCCCTGAAAGCGGCGATGGATGAACTCCGTGGTGAGTTCAAAAAGCGTTTCGCAGAAGATGATGACGATGAAATCGACATGGGCGCATACGAGCGCGATGACGATGACAAGGAAACGATGGAAGCCGATGACATGATTCAGCAGCAGTTCGCTGAAGAAATGCCTGAAGAAATTCACATCGACATCGGTTCACACGACAACGAAGGCGAAGAAGAAGACGAGGAAGAGGACGCGATGTTCCCTGCTTCGCGTAGGGGAACTCCCGATGTCTTTGCGATGCGTCGTGAAAACGCTCGCATGGCGCGTGAACTCTCGTCGCTTCGTCGCGAACTCTCCCGCGAAAAGTTCTCGCGTGAACTTGATTCGATGGAACAAGAGGGCTACCGCATTCCAGCGGAACGCCGCGATGCGTTGCTTGGCGAGTTGATTGCTTCGCGCAATCCCTCGCAGTTGATCGACACTTGGCGCGATTTGTTTGCGCGTGACCCTATGGGTGTTCGCATCGACATGAGCCGCGCCGCGCTCCCATCTTCGCCAATCGACAACCGTGAAATTACTGATCTTGTGCGCGAATTCGCTGGCAAGCCCGAAGAATTCCGCAAGGCAATCAATTCCCGCATCAAGCGGTAAACGAAAGAGAGCAATCAAATGTCAGACATGGGATTTACTCCAAACCTCACTGCGACCGACGCTGTTTATCCGTTTCGTTTTGTTGAAATCAGCGGGATTTTTGCGGGCGCACACTGCCAAGAACCCGACGCGTTTCCTGTAGGGGTAAGTGATGGATCGGTGTACCAATTCAATCAAGTCGTACACGCTCCGATTGGTTATCAAATTACACTGCAACCAAGCAACACCGTGCAAATTCAAATTGGTGCGGGTGGCATTAACGTAGGGCAATTCATTATGTCCGACGGTGAGGGACGGGGAATTGCACAAACTGGTGCAAACTCTTTGTCCACCTATCAAGCACTTGAATCAGGTACGGAGGGTTCAATCATCCGTGCATTCCGTATCGGCTCGAAGAAACTCTAAACCGAAACCAACAAACAGAAAGAGGGTTTTCACATGGCATTCACAGTTGTTGGTGGCGGTCTTTCCACCTACATCCCTTCAACGAATGATCTCGCAACTGGCGCGTTGCAAGTTGAATTTACGCGCAGCGTCAATTCGTTTGCTCTAACGCGTTACGCGCAAATTGTTCCTACGACCAAGATGACGGGTTTCTACCTGCGTCAAGATGTTGCGGACAACGTGCGTTTGACGAATGACAGGGAATTCGCTTGGCCGCTGGGTAACGACCGCCCAACAGGTAAGCAGAATTCATTCGACTTCATTCAGTACGTTACGCAACGATACGCGTTCCCGTTCTACATTCCGCAGGAAACGACACAGCAAGCCGCGTGGGATGTTGTTGCACAACACGCTCGCAGCAAGGCGCAGTTGGCGATGACAGCACGAACGAATCGCGCTGCATCTGTTCTGACGGATTCAACCGTGTGGGGCAACAATTACGCTGCATTCTTGGCTTCTGCGCCGTTGTCGCTGCCTCCAGGTTCATCTTGGACGGATTCCACTGCGGGGAACGCCTACATTCAGAAGACCATTCAAAAGGTCATGCGTCTCGTCTCGTTGTCGAGCGGCGGCGCGGTTGCTCCAAATCAACTGATGATGGTGATCAGTCCTGACGTTGCCAACGTCATTTCGCAAGCACCTGAAGTCAAGGAATACGTCAAGAACTACCCACAAGCGTTGTCATTCCTTCAAGGAAGCGACACGTTTAGCCGCTGGGGAATCCCATCGACGCTGTTCGGTCTTGGCGATGTCATCGTCGATGACTCCGTGAAGGTCACATCGAAGAAGGGTGCTGCAACGCAAACTTCCGCTTATGTGTACGGAAACGGCGCGTACTTTGTCAGCCGCCCTGGTGGTCTTGTTGGCGTTGAAGGCGCAACTTCGTTCTCTACGGTGCAAATCTTTGCATACGAAGACATGACCGTTGAACAGTTTAACGATCCGATGAACCGCCGCATTGAAGGCCGCGTCATTGACAACAGCGTTGCTGCTGTTGTTGCGCCTGTCGGCGGATTCGCAATCGGTAACGTTGTCAGCGGTTCCTAATAGGACGCGAAATTAGGAAAAGCGAGGGGCGGGGCAATCGCCCCGCCCCTCTGCATTGAAAGGCTCACATGACCGCATACGCAACTTACGCTGATCTTGAACACGCGCTAGATCAAACAATCCTCGCGCAGTTGTGCGGTGATGGCGGAACAGCCATGCCAGGGCCGAACCCAATGACCGATGCCGCGCTTGAACGCGGCACTTCGTCAGTTCGTGCTTACATACGCGTCGGCGGGATCTACAGCGAGGATGAAATTACCACGCTCGCCAACAACCACGATCCGCTCTTGGTCGCGCTGGTGGTTGATTTGGCAACGGAGTTTCTGTTTCAACGTCGTGGTGTGAAACTGACCCCTGCCATTGAACAGCGTGTCAAACAAGCCTACTCGTACCTTGAAGGTCTGCGAGATGGCAAGATGCTGTTTGGATCTGTTGCAGCAAACGTGGCGGCGGGTACACCAATCGTCGTTGCCGTACCCCCATCCAACCTTGCTTGGTACAACAGCGTTGCGAATTCGCAGTTCTTCCCGTTCCGTAGGGGTACGGTGTACCCATGACTCCGTGGCGTGACAAAGTTCGCGCTGCGCTCAAAAAACCCGAAGTGCTGCAAGGCATTGCCGCTATCGCGGCGGAATGGATGGAAGAGCATATTGCCGACAATCAAGGACGCGGTGCAAACGGGTTGCCCGTGCTGCACAAGCCTCTAAAAACGGTTGTTGGAGGAATGTGGGTCAACCGAAAGCCCAAAATGGGGTATTCGGCCACGCGGTTGCGGCGATACTTTGCCAAGCGCAAGGGAAAGACAGTAGCCCGTTACCGTACGCAATACCTGATTCAAAACGCCTCATACCGCGCTGGCGGTCAGCCGCTACGCGATACGGGTTCACTTGCGAGAAGCCTTGGCGCGTCTGCGACGAATAGCGGCGGCAAAATCAAACTTGCCATGCACGGCAACAAGTACGGGCTGTATCAGGATCGCGGATTCAAGACCAAAGGCCCGAACTACATACCGCTGACGAAGAAAGGCAAGCGTGGTCACGGAACAGGTCAGAACCCCAACAAGGAGGGGTTGACACGCGGTAAGGATTTCACGATGGCGTGGAAAGGCGTGACCGTTCCCGCTCGCCCATTCATTCTGCCAACGAAGGCGGATATGATCTCATTCGGCAAAAGCATCTACCTCGGCCTAAAGGCCGTTCTGAAAGGCACATGAAATGCCACAAACGATTCAAGTTCCAGGCCCAACAACTGTGCAGTACATCCTTGCCAACACTGGCACAAGTTGGATCACGCTTGGGTATTCCGACAACGACAATCTTCCAAGCGTTCAATTCACAGATCATCAGCACGAAATCAAGACGAGCATTTCGGGTGCTGTGCCTGAAGAAATTGTGATGCAAGGCGCAGAAGCACGAATTGCTTGCGCGTTGGTGAAGTGGGACGAAACCAATTTTGCAAGTCTTACAAATTTCGTGCGCGGTGGGCAAGCGTATTCCATTCCAGGAACTCGCGTTGTCGGAACAGGCGCAAGTTCTGTTTCCCTTATTTCATTGCGGTTGTTGGGATCCGACACTAGTAGTTGGACGTTCCGAAACGTCTATATCACTCAAGATTCCATCAGTGATTCGCAATGGGGTAATCGTGAACGCGTCCTGACGTTGGGCTTCCGTACCATTTGGCGGCAAGCACCTGAATCCGCAGTGACACCGCCTTGGGAATATAGTCCTGGCCAACAAACTACGATTGAAACATGATTGATCTCAACGACGAAAATGACCCGTTCCTGTTTTCTGTCACTCTCCCTGCGGGGAAACTCGTAGTGCAGTACATGGAAACGCTTTCTGCATTGCAGGAATCGTTGCCACAGAATGCACAACCAACGATGGCAAACATCATTGAGGCAGTGCGGCGAACCTCGCGAAGCAAAGAGGTTGCCGCAAACGCGCAGGATTGGGAAATCACCGCAGCGTGGTTGCGGATGACAAAGGCGATGGAAACAGCGGGAAACGCGTAAAGGCATCCGCTCGCTTCCTAGCGTGTTACGGGCGGATGCCAAACGAATTCGATCCTGACACAGCAATGGGGCTAGCCGCAAACATCCCCGCGATTGAAGCGCATCAAACACTAGCGATGGCTCGCGCTGTCGCTATTGTTTTTGGTGATGCAAAATCTCTTGCTCGCGCTGTGTACGAATCAACGGGTAGTGCGAAACTCGCACAGCGCGTAGAAATCCAAGCGCAAATGCAGAAGGCGATGGATGCCCAACGTACCTGACATCATCTATTCGATGCGGAATGACCTTTCTGCGTGGATGCAGCAGCGCGGATACGGCGATGCCGTGTACATCACCGAAGCGCAAATTGACGAGGTTGTTGGTCAAGCGGCAATACAACTGATTCCAGGATCAGATACCGCTGTGCATCCAAACAGCGGCGTGGGATTGATCCGAAGTCAACTTGAGGTTGTCGTGTGGTGGCGTGGCTTGCTTGACCCAATGCAGCGTGGAACAGAGCGCATTTCAGGGGAAACAGGCATCCAGCCGTTTGTGGCACAACTCCGCGAATACCTCACGCAGCGCAAGTTTACGGGAATGACAATCCCTTGCTTGTTCCGTTCAGGCGGAAACGTCGAAGCGATTCCTGAATTGGATGGCTGGTTGATCTTGAAAGACAGTTACGACTTCGCATTTGAAATGAATTGGACGGTGAAGTGATGGAGGATCTAGGAAACATCAACATCACAATCCGCGATGGTGTTTCAGGCGGCGGGGGCGGCGGGGGAGGCGGTCAAGCGGGTATGGGGCCAGCCCCTAGCGCGTGGCGGCAGATGATCGGGATGGGTACACGCTTGCCTACAGGCGGCGGTGCAGGATCAACCGCTGCATCGGTTAGCAATGTTGCTACGCGCACGGCAGGGCTATTTCAGAAGTTGCAAAACGCTCTGAATATCACGGGAGAGGTTAGTAGCGCGGTGCGCTCGCCATCTCTGTCGGGGTTGGTGAGCCTTGGTACGGCATCGTCGCAAACAGGCGCAGCGTTGGCTGGCCTAACAGGCACGTTGGCTATTGCGGCTCCCATTGTTCTTGGCGTAATCGCGGCGGTAATGGCCGCAAAGGTCGCTCTTGATCTTTTGCGGCAAGCAAGCGAATACACCGCAGAGCGCATTCGCGACACAACGCGGTATAGCGGCGCGTTGCAGATTGCAACAGCAACCGAACGGCTCGCAGAGTTTCAACGTCAACTGAACGATGCTACCGTCAACGGCAAGGCATACGCAGCGGTACAGAACGCTGCAACCATTGCAAACAACGCTCAAGCGGCGGCAATGACCAAACTCAACGGTTTGATTGCTGATGCTGCGCTTATCTTTGAGCGCATTCGTTTGACAATGTGGCGCGTCATTGATGTGTTCGCGCAACTCGCGGTTCGTATTCCTTGGCGGCAAGTCGGCAACGTCGCGCTAAATCTCAATCCGATCATTGTGTATACGCGCTTGTGGGCGCAAGCAATGGCAGCCTTACTGTCTGCGTTTCAATCGGTGACGCAATATCTATCAGGTATTCCAATTATTGGTTCATTGCCAGGGGTTCAGAACGCAGCAATGTTCTCAAATTGGCTTCAGTCAATCCTGCAATACCTTCAGGGCATTTGGAACAACACCGCGCCACAGCCAACTCCAACAACAGGCAACTTGAATCAGTGGTTTATGGGTGACGTGCTTGCAATTACGGGTAGGAGATACTGATGAGCGCAAACATTGACTTGCTAACTGTCGATGGTGCTTCACAAACGCTGTACAACGCGGATTTGGAGTCATACACGTCTACTGCTGTGATGGCCGAAGATCAGTTGACACCTGTGGCAGAAAAGGTCAGCGCAAAGGTGTCATGCGTACTTGACAAAATCCTTTGGGAGAGATTCCGCGAGTTTCTCAACCAGTTCGGGAATCGCATGGCGGCGGTTTCCATGTATCGCACAGACAACCCTTCAGACGCGTTGATTTACCTAACGCGAGATGGTTGCAGCGACGGTGGGCCATATGTAACTGCGACGGCTACAGAGGTCATGGGTACGCAAGTGATGTTGGTGAACATCGACATCAATGCGGAACGACCGCTGTGCATAGACCGTCCTCTTTTGTCGCACGTTTGGCGACAGTCCATGCAAGTTGAGGAGAACGGGAAACTAACTCGCATAATTGAGGGAAGTATCCGTGCGTTTCGATACGCACCTGGCACGACAACGAGTATTGCTCCATACAGTCTTCCGTTTGCGAATCTAAACAATTACGCAGGTCTTGCTGATCTTTTTCGCAATGCTTTGTTGCCCAATGTTCCAGGGCCAGGATGGCGACGTACAAGCCAATCGTTTGTGTACGACCCAACTGAATACGTTCTGCAATACACCGTCACAGATAAGCAGTTCATGCACGATTTGCCGAACTACGTTCGCGTCGGTGACATGGAGTTTACTTACGAGCGCAGCGCGGAAACGGCTGGCGTTGCGAATTGTTACTTCTCTTGCGATCTAGAGGCAGAAAACAACGCACGTCGCATAGGTAAATGGGGAACAGGCAATAGAACTCTTGTCGAGGCCGCTATCGCGTTGTCAAAAGCCCGTATCAACGCTTCATTCTCAAACGTGTTGATTACGAGAATGCGCGTTACCGAACGTGGCATTTTGAGTGGACAAGCGATTCGTTTTGAACTCGACGCGCAGATGTTCCCGTCTGCTAATTCGAGTTCGGGGCAACAGAACGCAATCGCTCCGCTCGCATACATGATCGGACAAGAGTTTATTGTTCAAAGAACACACTCAAGAGCACCATCGGCCTACGGTACAGCAACAAGAGTTGTTTCAGGAGGCAATGACACATACTACTGGCACGTCATGCAGCCCCATTGGGTGCAAGACATGATCAATGGCATGGAGAATTGCGGTAGTACCCCATCAGGCAATTTGCCGTACGCCGTGTTGTTGAACAACTCGGTTGATGACACTTGGACAGGCGATATCGTTGTCAATACAGGTGAACTCACTACGAATGAAATGAATACTTCGTTTGAAGGCAAGTATTCAACCTCACAGTTTCAATACCCCAAGGATACTGACGGGTATACCAACATAGTCGCGCACAACGTGAGCGTTACAAACGCTTCGTATCAGGCAGGAGTTGTTCGTCTGTCACCGATGTACACAACAGGCGCGGATGTCGTGTTTCAAACACAGAAGCCATCTGTGCTAGTCAAGGAACGCGTTGAAGTTGCGCGAGCAAATCAAGCACCTAGCAAAGTGTTTCGTCCGCTTCCTACTGGTGCGCTTGTTATGGGTGAAGATTGGAACGTCTCCTACGGAAAGTTCGACGCGCAGGGGCAACGTATGTTTATTGGCACATACGAACGCACCTATCAGTTGTGGGATCAAGGCGATACAGGACGCGGTTTCGTTACGCAGGCATCCTTGGCGGCGGGTAATGTCCGTGCATGGGGTGCGCCGAATCAAACCGTGCTTCCAACCATTGCCGCTATCGCGACTACCGCATCACAGTCAACGACAACGCCAACATTTGGCACGGGCGGAGTAGGCGCAGATCAGCGATATAGCACAGGGCCAGCGGAGACGTTTGTTACATGATTGAAGCGTGGTTTGAAAAGCCTGACACGACAATCATTCCCGCGCTGGTTCCGAATGAAGAGATTCGTGAACTTGCGAGGATGAGTGATATCCCGCTGTCGGATCTGTTTTGCATCGACATTCCAGGCGGTGCAACAAACCGCGCTCGCATTTGCGTCTTGATCCCACAAAAATCGCTGCAATCGCTCTATGCAAGCAGCGGGTGGTTCGGTCAAGCGACTTGCGTTTTCAAGTGGAGAGAAAGCAGCAGCGCACCGACGTTTTCAATGAACGTCTTGTTGTTGCCCCCTCGCCCGTTGTTTATGGTTGACGGCGGAAACGGTGTAGCCGTCGTAGAGGCGACAGACATTCGGTATATGTGGCAACGCCGTAGCACCCTTCCCGCAGG